ATTTTAACTTATGAGGTTCCTTACTCAAAGTTAGTCACCATATGGTAGGATTTCAACATTATTTCAGGAAAATAGTTTATAATTAATTTACGATACATTTTTCATTCCAACCATATGGTCTGGCTTTGTTAAAGACCTTACATAAGCAGAATGGCTCAACCTACAATGAGAGCCAAGCCTAGTCGAATAGTCTTGATTTGGAGTTGAAAAATATGGCAGATTATACAATGGAAGATAATAAATGGAATGCGAGGGTTTCTATGATAGAGAGCCACATGGCCAACAATGATGTTGGTGATATGGCGGCTGTTCTAGAATGGAACCTGAAACAAGGAACAACTGATACGGACAATCGTAAGAGATATTGGTCAAACATCACCAATATGTTTGCGACTGTTGATAACTCACCTATTCGATTAGGAAAGGGGTCATCACTCCCCCAAGCAGTTCAGGATTCACTAAACTCGATTTGTGCAACATATGCTCAAGGACTCACTGTGCTTTTTGCGAGTCACCCCCTTTATGGTGATACGCTAAGAGCAAGAGGCCAAGCAGGTTACACACCTTACGAGAATGGGGAATCCTATGCTTCGGCACAGAGTAAGAACCTACGCAGCCGCTTGACTACCTACTACAACAACTATGTAGGTAAGAAAGCAGATGAACCACAATGGGATGGTTCAATGAACAAGGACGAAACGATTGATATCGTTTATCCTACCTTGGAGGTTGAGGGCTGAACCTGATTAGGTTCGGCTCTCACCCCTATTGGGGGCAATTAATTTTGCCCTTGATAGGGTATTAACAAAGTCATACCATATGGTTCTAAACTTTGAGTATCATAGAACCTTAAAGGTATAATTCTTTAACTTAATTGATGAAACAAAAGGAAATAGACAAAGAAGACCGGATGAAATGGTTAACCGATGAAGAAATGGAATTATTGAGATATATTAGGAGTGATAATAGATGAATTATAATGATGAACAAATAGAAAGAATATTTGAACTAATGATGATAGTTATCGAGAGTGCAACTGGTAAGTTCGCACCTTATGCTAAATCATACGCTGAACATTCTTGGTTAGCATTTATGGAAGATGGCAACCGAGGACTTGAAATGCAAATACCCTATGTATTAGCCAACCTTCAAGGTTGGAGAGGAGATTTAGCAAGAAGCACAAAAGCCGAATTGAAAACATTCAATAGGCATTGTTAATCAATAAAAAGTGGTATCCTAGACCCTCCCACCACTACATCAAAAGTGGAGGGTCGCCCTATGGGGTGGGCGTTTGTCGAGTTTCGCCCGCTCCGCCTTCAAGGTAGTTAATCCCAAAGATACTACCATATGGTGGTAACTTTGGTAAAACACCTTAACAAGTAAAATTATAATTCCTAGATACGGGAGTCAACGACAACCTAATCTCTTCGGAGGTTGGGGGCATGGTGACTTCAATAGTGCATGGAAGACTAAACCAGTTTGCGACATATGTTTAACGTCCAAGAACCTCGCCTTTGCAGTTATATTACTAGTGTGTAATTGATGCAACTTAGGAAAGGAGAAAGGCTCGCTAATATCCCTCCACTCTTGCGAATGACATCAACCACTTACTAATACAGGATGGCCTCTGTATTAGTTGATTTGCATGGCCACTTACAAAGTAGAGCCATATGGTTGTGAAAAATGTAGTGTTCCAGAGGAAATATATAATTGTTAAGAAATTAATGTTTAAACTCTACAACCATATGGAACTGCTTTGTTCGTTCCTTACATAAGGTAAATAGTTGAACTTAATCATGTGGAGTTTCGGTAAAAAAACTAGCCTAGAAAATGTGATTGAGACTAATGAGCAACGCTTCGTTATAGAGGTGGGACATAACAGGAATAATGAACTCATCATTAAGAAGATGAGAGTAAGTGGTGATGACTTAGAAACAGTCATCAGTGATTTACAATTAGCCCTGCAAGATTTCAAGATACTTCAACAGGAATAGTTGGAGGTCTTTAATCATGAGTGAAGGTCTTACGGGCTGGCCATCAAGAGGTAAGGGTAGCACCCTATATCCCTCAGCCACTTAGCGGTGGTGATGGTCAGTCCTTTTCTCACTTAAGGTATGATACAAAGCCCATACCATATGGTTGGTCTTAACTTTGGGGTTAATGAACAACCCCGAAGGGTCATTCATCATATGCGCCAGTTCCACAAACTCCACAAGATTCATGATTGCATACTAGCGTTTCTCCTGATGCTCTCTTTGTCTCAATCAGGTCATGAAGGAAAAATTGCTGTTTAACCGATAGTGGATGAGGGCTACCGTTAATGAAGTGCATCTCCATTTGTTGAGTCATACCGAAGTATAAATCATGTAATTGTTGCAAATTCTTCTCCAGTAGATTAGGTATGTATCTTCCATAGTGTTTCATTCTACCACCTCTTTAACAGTGAATGCTATCTCGTTGTTTTTGTCCGAGTCTAGTGACCGCTCTAGGTTATTTTCTTGCTCATACCATGCGAGTGCGCCCCACCAATTATGTATGTGATTTCGGCACATAAAATGCCTACTTGTTCTACTCCAATAATCTGGTATAGCCGGCACTGAAATCATTGGTCCACCACAAGGGATACTGCAAATTGGGCCTTCCTGACACTGTTTATGTGTTGCATCTTCATCTATCTTCAGTTCTCCTAATACTATTCTATCTTCTTTCATGTCTAAGTTTTCAAAACTAGGCTATTAAGGTGTAAAAAACCCAAAAGTTACCACCATATGGTTGGTACGCAGTTAAACTTGAATGAATTTTTATTAGGGGCATAACAGAGGGTGCATTTTGGTCCCACCGCTCTTTATAAGCAAGTTGCGATGCCCTGTATTGCTAAAATAGTGATGTGTTCAATAGTAGTTTATCTCGCATGGAAGATTACCTCTTCAATGCAAGTAATACCTAACACAAACATATTAGAGCAGTATAGCAAAGTGGTAAAGTTTACCACCTAAATATTCACCTAGTTTATTGGGTATCTACCAATTGACCTTATACAGTATAATATAATATATTAATATTAAGTATTGGATATTAGATATATGATATTGATGAAGGAAATCGTCATTATTCTAATTTTTCTACTCAAGTAGAATAATAAAAAGTGGCGAAAAAAGGGGTAGGAGATAATAATATTATTATTATTCTATTATTATAGTTATTATATTATATATGCATATGTCTCTATTTCCCTCTCAATATCTACCTATGGGTATGTATATGAGGGGACTAGAATAATAAGAAAAAGTAGAATAATGTAGAATAATGGAGCAGTATAGCGTTTGGTTATTCTACGGGTGGCAAAAACGCCCTAGAATAATGTAGAATAATGTAGGAGATGGACAATATGGATGATGTGCAAAATAAAATTAAGGTTACGGCGAAAGAAGTGATGGATTTACTTCTGAAGAAGAATAAACAATATGGCAATTCAGTTTTTGAGCCTTTGGGGATTTTCTCAAAGGGTGTTCCAATGGAATCATTAAGAGTTCGCATTGACGATAAATTAAGTCGTTTGATGAGAGGAAATGATTCTATAGAACAGGATGAAGATATAGTGAAAGATTTAATTGGTTATCTTATTTTGTTATTGATAATGATGAGAGAACAATGATTCGAGGATGTCCCACCACCATCTATAGAACGATTAACTAACGGGGAATTTGAAGGTGTTAAAACTAAATAATGAACTTAATAGTGAAAGTGATATGGGTGGGTTTAAAACTATCGTTTAAGGATAGATAATCTAAATGCACTTAAAACATATTGGTTGACCAATGTGGCCTCTGTATGAAGGGCGGGACTTCACTCTATAGAGAATAGGAGATGATAAAATGAATATATTTGTATTGAGCGATAACCCTTCAGTTGCGGCTGAAATGATGATAGATAAACATGTTGTGAAAATGCCAACTGAGAGTTTGCAGATGATTTCAACCATAGTAGAAATGCATGGTTATGGTCATCCATTCAAACCAGTGATGGCTAATCATCCATGTACGATTTGGGCTAGACAATCCAGTAAGAACTTCCAATGGTTAGTTGACCATACTCATGCCTTATGTAAAGAATATACAATAAGATATGGTAAAAAACACGAAGTAGAAACTCACCTTGATGACTATGAATACGAGATAGAACAAGTGGGTGTAGAACTAAAAAAGATAGGAAATAAATTAACACCATTTGCAATAGCAATTAGTCCAGATATGAAATGTAGACAACATCCTGATTTTGAATCAGCAGATACAATTGGGAAATACAGATTATATTATTTGGAAGATAAGTGGCAAATGGCAAGTTGGCAATTAGGTCATCCAAAGTGGTGGCCTGACAACCATATTTCCATTAAGAATCAAGAATGGAATGACTGGTTAGAGTCAGAAAACAAAAGAATACGAGGTTATTAAAATGAAAGATAAATACTTTAAAAATATAGAAGATGAATTAAACACAATGATAGAACGATTAGCATCTAATATGATAGATGCTATTGCTGAGAATGAATGGGAAGCCGTTTTACTATCGGCAGGAGCGATTATGGATTGTGTGAAAACCATCCATCCAACAGCCTCCGGTAACTTACACCGAATTATGAGTGGTAAGTTTAACGGAGATAATGAGCCAGACAACAATGCTTTGTTTGGTTGAGATTCAATTAATATTGATTGAAGGTTATTCAAATTAAAAGGAATAAATCAAGCAAATGAATAGAGGGAACTTCAACTCCTCCCTTATTCCTCCTTCAACAATATTTAGGTGATAGTATGATAGAATATAGTTTAGCATTAATTTTAGGCTTTGTGTGCGCTAAGGCAGTAACTCCTTACTCACCCAAATTACTAACGCAGAAATACCATATCCATCATTGGATGTGGGGAACATTCATATTATGTCTTTTACTGATTTTAGACATAAAAGATGACCGAGTAATTGGTATCTTTACAGGAGTAGTCCTAGAAGGATTATCCTACAAAAATTGGAAAATATGGAGAGATTAAAATGGAAAGACAAATAGAATTTAGATTAATAGACGAAGAAGATATGCCACCTATTGTTATTACAATTGGTGATGATAAAGAACCTAAAGTTATACTCAATTCCCACCACAAGATTTGGATGGGATGGAAGCGTAAGATGATTGGTGGAGTAGCAAAAAGTCTCTATGATAAAATAGATGAGTTATTAGATGCTTACTTAGCAGACCAACACATGTTAGAGGGGATGGATACATGGGAAGAATGAAGGAAATATCAATGCTACTCGATGAGGGTAGAAGTTTGAAAGAGATATCAGAATTAATGCATATACCTGTTGCGGTTTTAGAAGACGTAATTAACTCTAGGAGAGATTCATAATGTCAGATACGAGAATTTGGGACTCTAAAAAAGGTTGGGTTAAGCCTAAGAAAAGTAAAAAAAAGATTATAATAAAAAGAGTTAGACCGAAATTAAGTCTCGATTCTAAATACATAGAAGATTATGATAAGGCTGAATTTAACCCAGAATGGGATTTACTAGATAATAGCACTGATTGTAAGATTGGTTATTCTAAGGATGAAACCCCTTTTAATATTCTTGAAAAGTGGTCAAAGGAGTTATTTGCATTTAATAGGTGGAATACTTTATTAAAATGTATTCCCTTTGTAAAGGTGGAAGTGATTGAATGAGTAAGATACAAGAGATAGAAGAAGAACTGAGGCATTTGAAAGAAGCATTACTTCATCTTGAGAAAGCAATAGATGAATATGAATCTATAGACTGGCCAACTGGTATATATGTTCCACATCATGTGGAAATGGAAATGGGCCAAGTTCAAATAGAAATAGATAGTAGAATAGAAAGGATAGAAGATAAACTGGAGAGGATTTAATGAAATACATATTAACAGATTACGCAGGAGTAGAAGAAGATGAAGAACCCCACATAAGGGTATTCAAAAACAAAGACGAAGTAATTCAACAATTGTTGAGTTGGGTCGGAGAACAAGTCACACTAGAGGTGAAAAGATGAGAAGAAATATAACATTACACGGTGGCGAGTTTGTCGCTACTGGAGATATAATTGCAGATGCAGTTGGTGGAAAGTGGGATAATCCAAGTGGTGCTTTTAATATAGCACTGAAGGAAAAACTAACTGAACTATCAGTATCTGATAACTGGCAAGAGGCTAGAGAAGAATGGAAGGCTACTGGTAATGTCTGGTATGTTCCTATGAAAGATGATGCTACTGAAGTATTACCTGAACCTCATAGAAGTAGCCATGCTCATTACTGTATTTGTGGTCATCCAATTGCTTGGCATTTTGAAATAGAAAATACTGAGAATGGGCGAATAGAAATTGTCGGTAGTGAACATATTGGCTTTTGGATGATTGTTCGCCATATGGTAGAGAATCTAGGACTAGATGAGGATATGGTTACTCAAGAGCGAGTTAAGGAATGGATTACTGAAGCCGTTAAGTCAATGAAGGCTGAATGGTGGTGGGGTCAAAATGGAGAAACCTTTGAAGAGTGGTTTAATGCTATCAAAGAGCAAGACTTAATCTTAAATGTTAGAGAAGGTAAATCTTACTGGGATGAGAATACTCGCAGATATGAAAATCAAATACATATTCGTAAGAAGTCTTCAGGAACCTATGGAACTTCTGATTATCAAATGGCCTCAGTAGTTTGGAGATGGAATCATCCTGATAATGAAAAGACTCAAAAAGAAACTAGAGGTTATCCTAACGATAGATTGTGGAATGATATAATGATGTTTTATTTCAATATAGAGAAACATAATGACACCATCGAAGCAAACGTTCTTGAAAGACAAACTAGAATTGCCCTTATTGCTGAACAGAGGAGACAACAAGAGGAAACTAGATTGAGAGAGCAAGCGGAATACGATGAAAGACAAAGGATTCGTAGAGAAGAGATGTTAGCGAGGGAAGCAGAACAACAAAGACTTAGAGATACCGCTCTGGAAAGAACTTGCGATGATTGGGGAATAATAGAATTCACAGCAATGGATGGAAGAAATGATTGGGAACAATCCTTCCTTTCTGAAATGATTGGGCGTATTAATAATATGAGACATATTTCTGAAAAGCAAAAGAAACGAGTGATTAAAATTGTTAATCGTGAAGATGATGAGGCTACAGAAAAACAACTATCTTATATCCGTAAACTTGGAGGAGAACCCGACACCAATCTAACTAAGAGACAAGCCAGTGCTATGATTGATGAATTAAAGGAGAGATAATTATGACAGAATTAATGGAAAGATATAAAGATATTTTATGTGAAATAAGTGATGTATTAGAAGGGGGAGATGTATCTTTAGATTTTGAAGATGCACCTTCAGCAGCAACTACAATTAGAATAATACAAGATATAGTTTCTAATGCGTTGGATGGTATAAATAGTTTAGAAAAAATAAACTTAATGCTTAACACTACTAATATGAAACATATTTATGAAGAGTCTAGAAATCAGGGGGAATATAAGTGAAATGTGATATATGTCTTGAAACCCAAGACAAAGAAGTTAGCATGTATTGTGCAAAATATAAAGCCTGTTTCAAATGTATTAATCTACTCATAGATAGTAGAATGCATTTGCTAGGGAGGAATAAATAATGAAGAAAATAGAACTAGAAAAAGAATTAGAGCGAGTAAATGGTTTAGTTAGTGAATTGAGTGGAGATATGTTTACACTCAAAGAAAAAAATGATGGCCTTGAACAGTATGTTCTTCAATTGAGGAATAAACTACAAGAGGTATCTATTATGCTAACCCAATACGAAAAAACTGTCTTACTTATGGCAGGTCGAATACAAGAAAAAGACAACATTATAAGTGAACAAAATAATAATATAAATAGGAGAAGTGATTGAATGAAATTAAGAATTTTGAACGAAACAGGACACACAGAGATGTCAGTAGCAACTACTGAGATTATGGACCATATCAATGAACACGCCACCCATTGGGTATTCGTAGACGGCGATATGATTAACAGAAGTGAAATTTCCAGTATTAACTGGGATGATGTTTCCGATGTTGATTTAGTTCCTGCCATCGTTGGCGGAAACTGTTGAACTCTATTGTTTAGTAGTAATACTGAGCAAGGTGTGGTTTACAAGTAATAAGAGGTTCTAGTCCCCCTCTTCCCACACTAGAGTTTAAACATTAAAATTAAGACTAAAGATAACAATATATAAATTGGACTTCTTTCATAAAGTTCGATAGTTCTATCTAGGTAAGCGTAGCCTTCATATAGACCAAAATTGGTAATCAAAATTACCGTTACGGGGATGACTGTTATGTATAAAATATTAAAGATAGAAGGTAGAAAAAGTAGAAAAATTAGAACTTTAATTTTCCTATTACAAGAAAATGGAGAAATGTCTACTCCAGAAATAAATAACTATTTCATAGGAAAAAAGATAAGTATGACTATTAATGAATTATCTAATGTATTGAAAAAGTATGGATGCTTCCAACACGTTGGTTATACTAAAAAAGATAGTATGATAAGTGGGGCATATGAAGTCAAAACTTGGTCATTAGATTATGATGGTATAATCAAGAAATATGAAACTAAAGATTATACTTTAAATGATGGATGGTGGAGAAAGGTAGTGTTTGACACTTCTTCTCTAGAATTCACACCCATATCAGACCACACTAAAAGTGGTCTATGGGGAGATATTAGACAACAACTAGAGGAAAATAAATGATATTTAAAAATATAAATGAACTTCGTAACTGTTTTATTGAAGTTCTAGAAGATTATATACCTAATGAAGACTATATTCACATAGTAAGTGAAGTAGATAAAATTAGGAGTTTAGAATTAAACGATGAAACTAAACAGAATGTGTGCAATAATGAATTAAGGAAAGTCTTGATAAAGAACAATGTAGTGCCTAGTTATAAAATCATAGAGTGGCTCGAAGAGCGTAAAGAAGAATACTTAGATTTAATGGCATACATTGAGAGTGATTATGAGTGGAAAAAGAAACACAACATCGCTACAGAATAAGTATCTGTAAAGCAAACGGTAGCGTTTGGATGGAAGAGTGTGAAGATATTTCTGTCATGATAGAACAAATAGAAAGACTACTTAATAAGCATCCACATCTGTTAGTTTCACGACAGAAAGTGGTGGAAAAGAATGAATGATAAAAACCCCGATTATGTAAAAGGGAAAGGAAGAAATATAGCAACTCGTTGCCGAATTTGTGGTGGACAATTAACCCACCCACAAGACATGAAGAGTGAGGCTCATCAGCCTTGCCTTAAGAAATATAAAAGTAAATTGAGGTGATAACATGCCAGAAGTATTATTAAAAAGAGCAGATGATTCAGGTGAATTTGATTCAACATTAGTTAGGTTTGGAGATGAAACAACTTATTCAACTACTCAACTTTATCCTACTCACTATAGGCGAGCCAATAACCCAATGATTGAAGCAATCAAGGTTTGGTTAAAAGATAAACTTAGAATAAGTAGGAAGTCTATGTATAGAAGAACTTGGAATTCTAATAATAGAACTAGAGGGTATTATACTCCAGTCGAAGAAGAACCAACTCCTGTTAAAACAGTAGAGTTTTCTCATACCATTTATATTGGTGATGAGGGATACGTTATACTGTTTAATAAAGTTGGAACTCGTTACTTCATTAATGGAATGATGGGTAATAAATCAGTATTGATTGCTGCTTTGGCTAGAACTATATTCAAATCTTGTTTTAGTGATGACCCACTAGAGTTAGATAGATTTCTAATTAAACATATACAATTGCCAGAAAATGTATCCTATGCTTTAGAGAATCGTGCGCCTTATCACTTCTATTTAGAAGGAGAAGATGGTCAATACTCTAAGAGAATTGAGTGTAGACTCAAGACTAATATTATAGGAGATAATAAAATAGCAATAGAATTATCTGATGGTATTTGGGGTCAAATGTCTATTAGGGAATTAAACGTATATATGAACTCATATCTAAATAAAAAGAACCGAGGTAGTTGGTCTAATCTAACTCCTTCCGCTTTGTGGGAGAAAGTAATGAAGAGACTACCAACTGAAGCAGAAGAACATCTTATGGTGGCTTTTCTAAATCAGAATAGAACTTCTAAGGTTGTTAAAGAGCGAGCGAGGGATTTGATGGTTCATTTATCATCCCGTTATCCTGATAGAGTTAAGATTAATTGGGGTTCACCTGATAAATTACTAGATGTATCAGAGAATCCTACTATAATGTATATCAATGGTAAGATTGCTGATTGGAAATTGACAGATAGAGGATTAAAATCACAGGGACAACAAAATGTTTCTACTTTCGTTTGGATTCATGAAGAAGATAGCGAGAAAGGAGAATGGCGTGGCCCGATTTGTGTAGATAATTTAGATAATAAGTCACCTACTGGCGACCAATTCGTAACCAGAGCATTAGGATTACTCAATGATGATTTATTAGTAAATAGAGTATCTACGATTAAGTCATACTTAAATAGTAGACACGAAGTAGCACAGAATGACCAAAGAATTTCGCTGTTCCAAAAGGAATAGAGAACTGAAACGGTCATCCATTGGGGTGACAAAACATGAAATGCGTAGAGTGCGGAGCATCTTGTATAGAAGTAAGAGGAGAACTATCCTGTATATCTTGTGGATTAGTAGGTGAAAGAGTTTTTGAGCCAATTAATAGATTTGATTCTAAAGAATTAGTTAGACATAAAGATACTATTTTAGGTAGTGTAATTGGAACTGACAACATAAAAGGTTGGGCTAAATTGAGAAGACTGGCGGTTACTTCTGGGTTAACTAAACAACAAAATTACCAGAGAGATATTAATTTTCACATAAGCGTGACTGCTAGTGAGTTTAACTTATCAGAATCCGCTAAATCGGATATGAGAATCTATTATGATAAGTTGCGTAAAGAGCATATCTTTACCACTAGAATGAGGTATGAAGAGCGAATGGCTGCTATAGGTTATATGGTTCTAAAAGAACACGGCTACTCTTATACTTTAAAGGAAGTATCTAAAATATTAGAGATTCCTTCTAAAACTATAAGTAGACTGTCTAGACTTTACGCTAGGAACTTAGGCAAGTCGCACGTATTTTCCAACACGAATTATAATTCTTTATTGGAGAAGTTTTGTAGTAAGTTAGGTAAGGATAGAAGTTTCATTAATGATTGTGTAAATCTATATTCTTACTTAGATAAGATAGACTCTAATTATCCGTCTTCTTCTCATCTTTCTGGTATAGTTTATTTTGTAGAAACTACTAGACCCGTTAGAGAGTCTACTCAAAAACAGATAGCGGCTGAATTTAAAATATCGGTGATGTCAGTTAAGAATCATTACAATAAAATATTAAATCTATTGGCTATTAAAAATACTAATGGGTTAACCGTGGATAATATAGTGGAGGGAATAAGATGATTAGAGAAATAATTCAAAAGGTAAATGATACCACTATCATAGTTTATGATGATACCAACTTGAGTGGTTATAGGTTCATAAATAAAACAGGTAAAAACACCTATGCAGGAAATAGTGTTTACTTTACCTTAACGGATAATTACCCCAATCAACCTATCTTAGTGGAGAAAAAGAAGAGGTTTGCACCAGTGGTTATAGCGATTGGTCAACAAGATATAAATGAATATATTATGTTAAGTAAGATAATAGAGGAGGAATAATAATGAGAGCAAAAAGCACTACCCATGTAGAATATGAAGTATGTAAGGCGATATTAGAATCACCTGAATTAGCAATAGTTATTGGTCAAGTTAAATCTAGACTAGTTCCTATGGCTGATGACGTAGCAGAAAAAAGATTTAATGTTGGAACTAAAAGTCTATCACAATTATTGCAGAATATTGTAGATAGAAGATTACATCGCATTCCAAAAGACCACCCAGATTATACACCCAAAGGTGATTAGGTGGAAGAAGAGGACTTAGGTTCTCTAAGAGCAGAATGGTCGAGAACAGTTAGAGCAGATATGTTCAAAAAACTATTCTCCAATGCTCCTAAGAGAAGCAAATGTAAAATATGTAAAGTGAGTTATCCTAATTCTATTACTACTGGTAGTAGTATAGTTCACTGTATGTGTCCAGAGTGTATAACTGGAATCATAGGAAAAAGGAAAGTTAAGAAGATTAACAAACCTGTGGAGGTTAAACCAATGGTAATCAAAGAAGAAGATTTGATGACATTAAAAGATTATTTGGAGATGAAAATATGAAAGAATTTAATGAAAAGATTAAGAAAACAATAGACGCAGAATTAGCGAAAACCCCACCCAATATGAAATTAGAAGTTGATATTGTTATGGAGAAAGAAGGAATTAGACTTAACTTTACTAGAGTTAAAAAGGAGGAATGAATATGAAAAGAAAAGTATTGATTATAGGAACTGGTGGTATAGGGAGTTTCCTTATTCCGCTTTTAGATAAGACTGGATTGTATAGTATAACTGCTAATGACCCTGATATTGTGGAGAAGAAAAACATCTCTTATCAGAATTTTGAGAATAGTGACATTGAAAGTAAAAAGGTAGAGGTGATGAAGGATAGATACCCATCTATTAAGAAAGCCGAACCTTATTTTATTCTCACTGAGAAACAAATCGAAGGTTATGATTTAGTTATTTGTTGTGCAGATAATCTAGATGTGAGGAGACTACTTTATAGGTCATCTTGTAAATGGTTGGATTTGAGGGCGCAGGGTCGTAATGGGGCTTACATTAGTTACAAGACTCCTAAGAATATGTATGATGTTGTTCTCGCAGGTCCAAATGGAAGTTTCTCATGTCAAGGTGATGAGTGGGATGGAGGTAAACAAAACTTACACTTCACCCATGTTGCCATTGCTGGAATGGCTGCTGAATGGATTCAAAGATGGTTTGTAAATAACGATGATGTGGCTGATTATAAGGTTGTGAATATTTGATGATATTAAATGGGCATTGGAAGATGGAGATAGAAGATACCTTCGATGATGGTAATGCCATCAATCAACTCTTTAGAGAAGAAGCAGGAGAATTTCTGAATACTATTTGGGAAATGAGTATGTCTGCCTTTGATTCACCAAGAGAAGTGCAAGTAGTAATAGATAATAATAATAAATTATTCATTGATTATGGTAGTGCTTCGTTTGTAGAATTTAAAGACTCTGAGGGATTAACTGGAATGAAATTACCAATTAAGTGTTGGATACATACTCATCCATTTGGCTCTGCTTATTTTAGTGGAACTGATATGAGAACCATCAATACTTGGAAGATACATATGTTATCAGCGATAGTGTTGGGTGATGGTGAACATCAGTTATGGATGAACACTAGGCCCAATGAGGCTAAACATATTACTTATAGTAAAGTAAAAATTATAAAATTAGGAGATGAAGAAGAATGAAATTAGAAGCATATGGAGAGATGATTGTTTGTAGAGAAGCAAAAACCCAAGTGGGTAATTTCTCTATGAGTGAGAATAATAAAGCCTTAGTGGTATCTGTTGGGGATAAAGTGGATAACTTATCAGAGGATGAGTATATCTTTTATGAACCAAACAAGAAAGAAATTATTGGTGAGTTCTTTATTATTCATAATAGTAGTGTATTATGTAAGGTGATAGAATGAACTTCTATGACGAGGACGCTAATACTACTGGGCCAAAATGGTTTGAGTTTAAAGTTAATGTAACTCTATTGGGTTTCCATTTGGTCCAAGATTTAAATTATAGTGCTATGGATTTACAATCCTACTATGAGAACCCATACAAATGGACAGAAGAATACTTTGAACTAAAGAAAAATAGTTCACTAAAAAAGAAGGAGGAATAAATATGATTATATTAGGAGATGAAGCAAGAGAGAAGATGTTAGAGGGTATCAATTTGGCCGCCAATGCGGTTAAGCCCACCTTGGGACCAATGGCTAGAACGGTGGTCTTGAAGGAGAGAGGAAAGCCAATTATTGTCAACGATGGAGTTACTGTAGCAAAAAGTATCCATCATGAAGATGAGTTTGTAGATATGGGTGCTAAATTATTGATTGAAGTAGCATCAGAAGCCCAAGATAAAGCGGGTGATGGAACTACTACTGCTTGTGTTTTAGCCCAAGCCTTTTGTCAAAAGGGTATAGGGGCAATAAATGCAGGAGCAAATCCAGTTGAAATATCTAACGAATTAATTGATTTAACAAATTCAGTTTCAGAATATCTACTTTCTATGGCTAAACCTATTGAAAATAGTGAAGAGGTTAAGAGTGTAGCATCTATTGCTGCTAACAATGATGAATTCATCGGTGAGTTAATCGCTAAAGCAGTAGAGACTGTCGGTAAAGATGGAGTAATTACTGTAGAGGAATCTAAGGATATGACTACTGGAGTAGATGTAGTTCAAGGTATAGAAATAGATAGAGGATATAGGAGTCACCATCTAGCATTAGATAAAGAAAACAATGTTACTGAATTAGATAATCCATATATTCTAGTATCTAACTTTAACATTATCAGATTTCAAGAACTAGTTCCTATACTAGAGTTAGTCGCAGAAACTAAGCGACCTTTACTAGTTATATCTCGTTCACTAGAACAACACGCATTAACTAATATGATTGTTAATGTAATGAATGGTGTTCTACAATGTTGTGCTATTGAATCACCAGATTATGGTTACATATCTGATGCTCTATTAGAAGATATATCCATTATTACTGGTGGTAAATTCTTAGATTATCAAACTAACATTAAACCTGAAGAGGTAAAGTTAGAAGATTTAGGGCAAGCCGAGAAGATAGTAGTTGGAGAAAGTAAAACTATTCTAATTAATGGAGCAGGTTCTAAGGATGAAATAGATGTTAGAGTAAATATGATTCAATCCCATCTACCTGAAGCGAAGAATGAATTCGTGGCAGATAAGATGAGAACTAGAGTTGCTAAACTATTGGGTGGAGTAGCCGTATTAAGAATCGGTGCTGCTTCAGAAGTAGAAATGAGAGACAAGAAAGAACGAGTTGATGATGCGTTAAATGCTACTAGAGCAGCAATGGAACTAGGAGTGATAGCGGGTGGTGGAACTTCTCTATTAGATTATAGTAATGGAGATAACATCTTTACTGTTTGTCTATCTGCCCCATATGAACAAATATTATATAATGCTGGAATAGAAATAATTGATGATTATATATCTCTAAATGCTAAGACTGGTGAACCATGTAATATGATTGAAGCGGGTATTATTGACCCAGTGAAGGTTACTATATCTTCACTTCAAAGTGCTGCTTCTGTGGCAAGTTTAGTATTAACATCTGAAGTATTGGTAGGTGAGAAAGAAGATGATGTGCAGAACCAAGGGATGTTCTAATTTTAGTCATAGAGGATTTAGGAAGTGCGTTCTCTGTATTAGAGGATACACTCCAGATAAAAGAGGTGAAAATAATGAAGAAGAATGAAGAAAAGAAAGAAGATAAAATTAAAGTTGTATTAGAGAAAGGTGAAGAGGATGTATCTTCTATGCAAAAATGTGTAGAGTTTGTTCTAAGTATGAGGGGCCAATTGATAGTTGGTCAAGCATTGGCTAACTCCATTAAAGCAATGGAAAATAGAGAACCTGAAATGTGGAGAGAGTCATCAAATATTTCTGATATGAAATATATATTGAAGAACTTTGGTATGGCTAAAGTCCTAACAGATATGACTAATAAAGATACTAAATATTTCGTAAAGAAGAATAGAGAGATAGTGGCTGAATATGATGATGCTATTTACAATGGTAAGATGGCAGTTGAAGTTGCTAAACATATGCATTCAGTTGATAGTGGTAATTATTATTCGGCTAGTGTTGAAGTAACCTTTAGCCCTGTGCTTATTGATGGTGGTAGTAAAGAACCACAAGAGATTGGTTTATGGTCTTCTGACTCAGTAGCAACTGATGATGAATTTGATTTTGAGGGTGCTTAATAATGGCTGAAGATGACCAACTAGTAGGTCGAATCCCTAGAGATGCAACTAAAGAGTGGAAGATAGTCAAAGGAAGAAGTTGGAATATTGATTATATTGATATTAGACTTTATGAGAATAATAAACCAACTAAAAAAGGAGCGAGGTTTAACCTTGAAGAGATAGTAACTCTTAAACAAATACTACAAAAAGTAAAACAAGAAACAAAAGAACTAGATTGGAGTGATGAAAATGGTATGGATATACAATGAAGACGATTATAACGAGTGGGTAGAAACTCATGGGAAATGGATGAAAGATAATTTACCAAAAGAGATGGTAAATTCATTTGAGGGTGAAGTAGAATCAATGATTGGTGATAAGGATAGACATGGTTTCATGTTATTCCATTTACTACATATGTCTACTCTAACTAAAGATGATAATTATAAATATGCTGAAGTGGCCCAAGAAGTTTGGAATTTAGCACTACCTATGATTCAGGCATTTAATACAATGGTTATGGGATTAGCAGGTCGAGCAGGTGATGAAAAGACATTACATGCAATTGGTCTATCTAATGCTTTAATGATGCAAATGTTTGCTCCTCAAAGAGATGAGGAAGAATGAATGACCACCAAGATAGTGAACACTTCTCTTACTCCCGAAGTTGGGAAGAGATAGAAGGATTACTATTTGCGGCTGAACAAGAACAGAATAAGCATTACATGTTAATGCAAAATGGCGATAAGAAAAACCGAGTTTTTCATATGAGAAACTACAAAGGTTTGGAAGGAGTCATCAATGCACTTAGATGGGTGCTGGGTGATTTAAAAATAAATAGAGGAAAGGTCTTAGGGAGAGATAAACGTGAATGATAAGTTAATACTAATGTTAGTAATAAGTGTATTTTATTTCTCAGCGGTAGGTGTATTTTATTTCTTAGGTAGAAAAGTGAGAAAAATAGAACAAGATATTTGGAGGGATTTAGAATGAAGTGGATAGAGTTTAGTAGATTAAATCAAGTGGTCGAGGGGCTAACCCCTAACCGCAGTATTAATCTGTTATCAAAAGACTTTGAACACAATTATGATTTGATAAAAGTCCTATCTTTAGATTTACCAGTTAATAATTTGGCTAGTAAAAAGGCTTTCAAATGGATAGTTAATTCATTGGAGGTATTCCCTGAAGAAATAGAGATGTCTATCTATACTCATGGTGATATTGGAGAAGCAGTATATCATTTCGATGAAGGGTCAGAGGATTCTGATTTCTCACTAAGTAGTATAGTCCAATTATTAAGTATGGATTGTAGTAAGAGTGATGGCGAATCTTATCGTAAATTCCATATATACTTCTCTAATATGTCAGCCTTAGAAAAGAAGTGGTTCATTAGATATTGGTTAAGAACTACTCGCAATGGAACTGGTGTAGGTTTGGTTAGGAAACTACTGGCTAAAGTCTACAATAGAACTAATGAGCAGGTAAAGAAACATAATCAATTACATAGTTTGGCAGATATATCTAATTATTATTTTAGAGGAGAAGAGCCACCTAACGATTTGAGAGTAGGTCGCTTCATATCACCAATGTTAGCAAAGGTAGTCCCGAAGGAAAATTGGCCAAAAGACTACATTGTAGAATACAAATATGATGGTGCTAGGTATCAAATCCACAAAGGAGATATAGTGGGCCAAGGAGAAACTATACTTATCTTCAATCGTAAAGGTAAGGTAGTCACTAATAAGTTTCCAGATATTGCTAGGATGGTTTTGTCTTGGGGTATCAAAGAATCGTTTATTATTGATACTGAGATATACCCTATTGATAGTGAGGGGAAACCTACACCATTCAAGAAGATGGGAACTAGAATACATTCAAAGAATATCGAAGAGGCTATTGAAAAATGCCCTGTAAACTTGGGAGTATTTGATTGTATGATGTTCAATGATGAAAATCTAATGGATTCATCTTTGAGAAATAGAATACCTTTCATAACTAAATTTCCTAAACAAGCAGTTAGAACTCTAATTAAAACAGATAACGACACATTCTATAATCTAGCCATTAATGATGGTTATGAAGGTATTATGATTAAGAATCTAGATACTACATATGAAAGTGGAAAGCGTTCAAAGGGCTGGGCTAAACATAAACCACCTAGATTTGAATTAGATGTAGTTGTAATTGGTGCTAGATATGGGGATGGTAAAAGGTCAACCGTATTCGGCTCGTATGATATTGCTGTAAAGGATGGTAATGAATTCATATCAGTTGGTAGTATAGGAACTGGGTTTTCAGATATAGATTTATTATATTTGACTAGCGAAGGTAAAAAGATAGTAGAGAGAGTGTCTAATGGAACTTATGAATTACTACCTAGAATAGTTCTAGAAGTAACTTGTGACTTAATAACTACTGATGTGGATGGTAATATTGGTCTTAGATTTCCAAGGATGCTAAGAATAAGAACTGATAAACCAGTCGCAGATATAAATACAATACAAGATATTTCGGAGATGATGTAATGAGTGTATGCATGTGGAAAGGTAAGTTATCTAGTGGTGGCATATTATGCAGTAAACCACTAGAACATGCTCAGATAACCACTGATACTCATATAGTATCTTGCAAAGATTGTAAGATTGAATTAGCATCAAAGATTAATGCTAAAAGGCATATTCATCTCAATGTGAATTTCTTAGATGGGGCATTTCTAACAACTAATAATAGAGATGAACCCATTCTAAATTTTAAAGAAATGAAGAGTGGTAAGCCATTGTGTAGACTCAGTAAGAATTATGCGACCACCAATGACCCTAAAGAGATAACTTGTAAACATTGTATCAATGGAGTGTGGGGTAGTAAGGATGCTAAGATATTCATATTGGCTGGATTTATGACTGAAGGTGGTTTGAGTCTCATACAAGTGAGAAGTAAATTACGTTCCATGAGTAACCTCAAATTAAAAGAAATGCTAAATACATTATTGTATGGTAACAAAGTATAAATGGGGGGCATTAATACCCACCTATATGATACAGTGGTTATTGAAGAAAATCCTATATTTGATGGGACTAGTATATGTTGTGATTGATAATTTTGTTAAATATCCTACCGATGAAATACTAGGAATAGAGATACATGAAGACCTAAGAATTTTAGATAGAAAACAATTATGCACATTCTTGGAAATAAAATATGGATTGGAAGATGGGGAATTTTGGTCTTTACCTTCCACCTCCAAAATAAGATTAGGATGTCAATTTGCATTCAGAGAAGATAAATGAATGAGGGATGACGTTGGAATTCTATACTGATAATAATATTAAGGAACAATGGTCTAATACCTATGGTAAAATAACAACTATGACCTTTATAGTTTATAGTGAAATAGGGGATAGAGATATGTTAATGTTAAATCATGCTATAAGAGATACCATAAGTGTAGATAAGTTTGCTCAAGTTTTAGAATACATAGATTTGGAAATGGCAAAACTATTCGGGCTATACAGAGGAACTTGTATCCAATGGATATTCCCAACTGAGTTAGAAGAAGCAGATGAGTTATCTGAGTTAATATCAGAAGGCTTAGAATATATGAAAATTAAAAATGATTACTTAGGAGTGACAATAGATGTTTACACAAGAACAACTTGAAGGTATTATATTGTCTATGGCTCATCCCGAAGTGGAAATCTATAGAGATATTAAACAATCTATAGGTTATAAGATTAGAATGAGAATCAATTTTAGGGCCACTAGTTTAGAGTTTTTATCTTTACTACAAACTACACTACGAGAACACAATATACAATCTCTATTGAAAGATATAGAGAAAACCTCTAGACCTTATCCTTTACTAAGGGTAACTAGAACAGATAATCTGATAGAATTTTATAAACTGATTCCAGATTTACCATCATCAAATAATAGATTTGATTCATTTTTAGAGATACTGAGATTAGTATCTAATAAACACCATTTAACCCAAAAAGGGTTCGATAAAATATTAAGAATAAAGGAGTTATTGACTTGAGTTTAGTCGAAATGGGAAAGAAAGAAAGACCAATATTAATAACAGGAAAAAGCGGAACTGGTAAAACTACTATGGCTAAAACCCTAGTAGAGAACCCAATTATATTCTATGCGAATGAGATAGAAGATAGAGATTGGAAGTCTGTAACTACTGATGTTATTATTGAAGAGGTTCATTACAAACCTAACAAAGATGTAATTATGAATGTTATACGTCATTGTAAAACTAAAGTCGTATTAACATCTAATAACGAAAAGAATGTTCCAGCGGAAGTTAAGAACTCCTGTAAATTGAGGAGAGCGGGAACAGTAGTTTATTCAATAAACGAAATACAAGAATTAGCACCTAGAAGTCAAGAACCTCATAAAATAGAGATGAGTGTTTTTGATTTGATAGGTGACTTCTTAAGAAATACTAACAGAGAACAAGTGTTAGAGAATTTAAAATTCAACAAACCCCCTGATGTTCAAATACTAACTTGGTTGGGTATTAATTTACATCCAAATAAGTTAGCATTTATTGATGGGGTAGTTAAACGAAGGTGGTCTTCAGACTACTTTTATGAACTATTAACTTACTGTCATGATGGCAGAATGTATTCTAAGGTTAGTTATCCATCTAAGGGTAATTATTCTAAAGTCCCAAATATACTTAGAAGACTAAAACTCAAACCAAATCAAGGCTATTTGCTGCCTCAATTATTACAAGATGAAGAGTTTGAACAGTGGGCAAAGAAGAGATTGAAAAGTGAAGAGACTAGGATACTAGGAATCAAAGAAAGGGTAAGACCTAGAAATGCTCCTATTACTCCAGATAGAACATTAAAATTAGAAGGATGGTATTAACATGTTATGGACAGAAAAATATAGACCAAAGAATATACAACAACTAGTAGGTCAAGAGACTTTCAAGTTAGATGCAGAGAACTGGATAGAGAATAAAGTAATGCCGAATGTATTGTTACACGGCTCCGCTGGTGTAGGTAAAACTGCTGCCGCTGGTATATTAGCCAACGAACTATTGAAGGCTGAGATAGATTCAAACTACTTTGAAATCAATGCTAGTGATGATAGGCGACTAGAAGTAGTTAGGACTACCATAAAAGATATCGCTCAACAGAGAGCAATAGGAGATGTCCCATTCAAAATCATTCTATTAGATGAGATGGATGGTATGACTCCCGATGCTCAGAATGCATTGAAGAGAATCATGGAAAGATATTCAGATAATGTTAGATTTATTATTACTGCTAATGATAGGAGTAGAATCATCTATCCCCTACAATCTCGTTGTGCTAATTACTTCTTTTCTAAAATTGAAGGTGCTACGATTAGAACATTGCTCCAGACAATCTTGACAAATGAGAACATTTCTCATCCCTCTCAAGAGGAACTGGACACGTTTATAAGTCACTACCAAGGTGATACTCGTAGAACAATAACGGAAATGCAAGCCGCACTTGCAAGTGGATTAAGCCTACGAAAACAAACTGATAAAAGTCTAGAAAGATATGATAAGATATTAGATTTGCTAGTAAGTGAAAACTACAACAAAGCACTAGAAGAACTACATAATGCCCTTTATACTGGAAAAACTGTAAAAGATATTTGTTATGGATTACATGAAGTTATTGTTAAAAGTGATATAACTGAAAATCTAAAATTCAAATATCTAAGAGCAGTTGGTGAAGCAGAATGGAGAGGCAAATCAATGACCCCAAGAGTATTAGTTTCTTGGGTTATATCTCAATTGAGGTAATTACATTCCAAATGGAAAAAAATAAGGAGGAAAAAATATGAATGAAAATATGAAAACAGAAATAGAAAAATATGCTGAAGTTATTGGCGTTACTGTAGAAGAGGCAAGTGCTATCTTCGACGGTATTGTTAATGATAACAGTTTAGATGTTAATACCGATGAGGGGCTATTAGTTGCTCGTAGTGTATTTAGGTCTAAGTTTGGTCAAGCGAGAGCGAGACTAAAGAAAGAAAGCGAAGGTGGAGAGAGTAATCAAACCACTGAATATACCGGCCCTACCTATACCCAAAAAGCAACTGGGTTCTTTTGGGCTGTTGAACAAGCAACTGACTGGGAAGAGAGAAACCGTAACAGTCTTTTGGCTGAATACCAAAGAGATGCTAACTCTCTATTAATGAGTGGAAAGGTCGCTATGGCAGTTCAACTATCAGAGGGTAACTATGAAGTCTCTCTAATAAAAGATGGTGAGAATAATACCAAGGTTATGGAAAAATTACCAGATACAGAACCTATGCAAGTAGATGATGATAGATGGATTATTCCAGTCGATGATAGAAAGGCTTGGAATAGTGGACAACCTAATCCTAACTACGGTAAACCTCTACCTGCTACTCGTTGGCAGAGAAGTCTACTCTTTGTTGGTAAAATAAATGATGGTGAATATCAAGAGTATGTTCTTAGAGTAAATGGAGAACAAGCAAAGACTTTCCAACCACGCACATTTGCATGGTGTGAGTTTGATTGTGTTCCTAACTCTAACAACCCATCTAATCTAAGTGCTAGAAAAGATGGAAGCACAGTTGCTTCTCTCAACTACTTAGACTCCAGTGAGAATACTTTAGAAGTAATTCAATCGGTATTAGGAGAAAAGGTTTCTGCTCTAACTACATTAGATAGTTATCACTCAGAGAACTCACACAAACCATACAATCAGAGACTAGTAGTAACTGATGGTAATGTGGCTAATATGAATCTACAAGCATACGATAATGGCAACCGAGTTATCTTTTTGAGTGACTTGAATGCTGATTTCGATTATGAAGGAGAGGGTTTCTCTTCCACCGCTTGTTGGGTTCCAAGTCATGTTGATATTGACTTTGGTATCGGTAGCAATGTTATAATTGCAGGTCGAACTTCTCAACGTGAAGTCGATGGAGAACTCAGCAATGTGAGTATAAATGTTCTAGGACTATATGTCGTTGACCGACATGGTAGTGCAGAAGTATATGTTCAGCCGGAGGAGGACAACGGCGACATTTGGTTTTGAATGACATTCGCTGAATAGGAAACTATTCAATGAACAATGGGGTTTATCTAATAATAATAGAAAAATCACAAAACTAGAGATAGTGGCCGTGTATCCACGAATCTATTTCCCCGTTAGTCATACTCAAGGAGAGATAATTATGAGTTTAACAACAATGAGTAAACCAAAGCAAGCAGTAGATACTGAAGTTCAAAAAGAATTACAATATCAACAGTGGAAGAAGATGACCACTAAAGCCAGAAAGGAACAACTAGAAAGAAAACATTCTTTCATGGTTCTTTCTATAGAAGGTAAGGCTAAACAAGGTAAGTCAGGATTAGGATTAGACATACGAACCAAGAAAGAAATAGAAGATGGACATATTATTCGCTTCTTAGATTTCGATGATGGTGCTGAAGTAACATGGAAATCATGTTGGGATTCAGACCCAAATATCTTTGTGTATTGTCCTAATCATTACAACACAGATGGAACAGAGAACTATGCATTAACTATGCAAAATGCAATTAATTTCGTTAGGGAAACTGAAGAAATGATTGCTGATGATAAAACTAATGTTAGGGCTATTGTTACCGACGGTATGGATAAATGGAATGATTGTGTCACTAACAAACTTCGCTTTGAAAGAGTGAAGGGAGATAGAAAGAAGATGCGAGAACCTATTCCCCCAACCGCCTATGGTGCTAGGAATATAGACCACAATGAATTATTTATCAGTGTATTAAAACTACAATGTGATAAAGTATTCATTACCCATCTCAAGCCAACTTTTGGCGACCACATGAACCCAACCCCAACCGGCTTTGTTGCTAGTTGGAATAAGGATGTTCCTGATAAGATGATGCAAATGATTAGCATTAGAGATGAATCAGTAGGTAACAATACTAAGTATGTTGCTAGACTGAAAGCAAGTAAAACCAATCCACACATTGTAGGAAAGACTTGGACTATTTTTGAGTCCAATTCAAAAGAAGCGAAGTGGCTTGGTATCCCTGAAATGCAAAAGAGGGAAATTTAAACTCGCTAGAGTAGGGTTTGCTAAATAAAAATGACAAATCGCTTGGGCCAATTCTAGGTTTTCCTTCAGAATAGCGAGGGTAGGGGTATCCCGTCATTCCCTATTAGCGAGAGCAAGGTGATTAAAATGGAAATTAAAGTAAATAAAAAAGAGATGGTAGATGCACTGAAACAAGTCGAGATTAAAGGTAAGTGGGCAACCACTTCAGGTTTATCTTCAAAGTCTCTTGGTAAGTATATTCATTTTGAATTAAGAGAACAACAGTTATTCTTAGTCAATTCAGATGAATCAACCACAGCGGTTATTCATGTTGATGTAGAAACAGAGGATGAAGATAGTTCTTTTGTTTTAGATATAGAGAATCTTAAAAAGTATATGGTTAAGATGTCTGATGAAATAACCTTTGAAGTTAATGATACTGCTGTTATGAAATCAGCAGGTAAGAGGGCTACAATGCCTATTGTAGTTGAACATCCTTTCGATGGTAGAATTAGAAGATTCTTAAATCAATACCCTATAACTTGGGAGTCAGAATTAGAGACTATACCAACGGTTGGGGTTATAGATTTTAATGCTGGTATTCAAGTATCAGCAGAGGAACTGTATAATGCGATAGATGCATGTGAGATTGTAAACAATGGAATCTATAAATTAAACTTTATGAGTTCAGATGATATAACTAGACCACAGTTTATCATTTCATCAGAGGAGATTATATCCTCTTATAGAGAGGAATTACCTTTCAATAAAGTTGTAGGTGAATCGGCTACTGTATTATTCAGTGGCCCATTACACAAATTCTTTGGTAAGAAAGGAACAATTAATATTTTTATTGGGGATGACCAACCCATAATTATGGTTACAGAAAATAGTGCGATAGTTCGTGCGCCGAGGATAGGGATTTGATATGATAATTTGTTGGACAGATGGAGATAAATCTATCAAGATTAGATGGAGAGATGAGAATCGGGAAAGAAAAGAGAAGACCATCTCTAACTTCAATCCTTATTTCTTTATTCGTTCTACAGATATTAGACCTGAGACTTACAAGACTAAACACTACATGATTGGGGGTAAAGCGGTTAAACAAACTGGGTTCTTCAAATATGAGAAGGGACAATATTATAATTTAGACAAACAATCTTTGACTAAAGTATTCTATACTCATCCTAAAGATATGAAGAATGCTAGAAAAAAGTTTGCCGCAACTTGGGAAGGAGATGTTCCTATACTTCGTAGATATTGCGTAGATGAATTAGAGAATGTTCCTGAATATGATATGCGTAAATGGTATTGGGATATGGAATGGCTACCCAAAGAACATAAGAAACATGGTGGAGCCATTACTGCTATATCCGTTTACGATAGTTATACCAATAAAATTAATCTATATTGGTGGAGTGATTGGCATGATGAATCTAATCGCATATTGAGAAGATTTAGTTCTGAGAAAGAAATGCTAGAAGCATTCTTAATTGATATTCAAAAGCAAGACCCTGATATGTTAATTGCATGGTGGGGTCTTCAATCAGATGTTCCTAAATTGATAGAGAGATTATCTGCTAATAAATTAGACCCAAGAAAACTATCACCTTACAAAGAAGTAAAGGGTGTAGGATTCAATGCTCTGGGTAATACTCAGTATAGTTCAATAGAACAACCCATTAGAGGTAGACTATGTTTAAATTTAGACTTAGCCTTTGAACGACAATGGAATGATTCTCAAAGAGGGACACTACCGAGTGCATCTCTAGAGTATTGTGCTAGTGTATCTGTTGGTGAAGGCAAGAAGAAAGAATCTAAGTTTACAGATAGAAATGAATTCTTTATGAAAGCATGGGAAGAAGATACAACTAATTATCTTGAATACTGTATGCAGGATACTGAATTACTTTTCAAGATAGATGAAGAGATGGGTCTTAGTGAAGGGGTATTAGCAATTCAGAAATTAATTAAAGCACCTTTTGAGGATTGCTTTTATGTTTCACATATGGGTAGCACATACTTCATGCGTAACGCTTGGTGGAAAGCACCCACTGGTAAATATACTGAGAAGAAAGAATATGATGGGGCTTTGATTTATGACCCATTAGAAGAAAATACTAATGGTTTACATAACAATGTTGCCGCTTTCGATTTCGCATCTTTGTATCCAAGTTGTATTCTTGCTAGAAATATTTCTTGGGAAACTAAAAGTGAAACTGAAACTGAATTCAAAGTGAACATAAAAACACCTAGAGATTTCTCAGAAGTAAAAGTAGAAGATTGGAAGTATTACAAAACTGATGAGTTGGGTCTATTACCAAACGCTATTGCTACTCTTAAACCATTGAGGAAAGAATACAAGATTAAGATGTTAGAAGCATTAAAGTCTGAAAATAAAAAAGAGTATGTTAAATGGAATTCAATGCAGATGGCCACTAAAAGATTA